AGGCATTGACACATCATTCCTAGTAGCCACACTAACAGCCGCCATCCAAGAACTAAAAGCAGAAGTAGACGCATTAAAAGCAAGGTTGACCCCATGAGTTACATAGGCAATAGCCCCATCTCAGTAGCCTTCCTAACTGACACGTTCAGCGGGACAGGCTCACAAACAGCGTTCACCATGACGGTGGCTCCTGCCAATACGTCTTCAATCATTGTTGCTGTTACCGGTGTACTCCAAGACCCATCAACCTATTCTGTATCAGGCACAACCCTGACCTTCTCTGCCGCTCCACCAAGCGGTACAAGCAACATCAGCGTCAGATACCTTGGCATCCCAGCCAGCGGAGTAACGACTACAGCCTACAGAACCGTAACGGACTTCACAGCGACAGCGGCACAGACATCATTTAGTGTGCCTTCATATACCGTTGGCTACATTGATGTGTACAGAAACGGGGTACGCCTTGTATCTACAGACTTCACAGCCACCACAGGAACGACAGTAGTTTTAGTCAACGCATGTACATCAGGCGATTCAGTAGTCACAGAGAGCTTCTTAGTCAGTTCAGTGTTGAATGCTATTCCTGCTACTGCGGGTAGCGTGAGTACAAGTTATTTGGTAGACGGTTCTGTGACTCAGGCTAAGTTGGGAACAGGTGTGGCGGGTAATGGGCCAGCGTTTAGTGCTTATAGGTCTGGAAATCAAACACTAACAACAAATACTTGGACAAAAATACAATTAAATGTAGAAGAATTTGATACTAATAGCAACTTTGATAGCACTACAAATTATCGTTTTACTCCAACAGTAGCTGGTTACTATGAAGTGTCTGCACTTATTGATGTTGGTGGAGTAGGTGTTTCTTTTGTTCTTGGGGGAATTTATAAAAATGGTAGTTTAGCAAAATATATAGGTGGTCAAACTACAACTACAGAAGCTTATATAAATGGTGGCTATCTTTTTTCTATGAATGGTTCAACTGATTATTTAGAATTATATGTTTATATTACAGCTACAACACCTACAGTTTTTGGTGGTGCAACTGCGGTTGCGTTTAGTGGTTCTTTAGTGAGGGCGGCATAACATGACACTCTACGACAAAATTAAAACCCTGTACACAGAACTTACAGACCATGACTTTATGACTGTAATAACACTACAAAACGACTCTGACGGCAAAGGCGATTACATAGCCAAGTGGGAACACCCAACCCTTGCTAGACCTACTGAGGAGCAACTAGCATGACACTAGCAGTAAACATCGCACAGAGCGGCTCAAACAACGCAACCTTCCGCAACCGCATCATAAACGGGGCAATGGTTTTTGACCAGAGAAACGCAGGGGCTAGTGTTACTTCTACGAGTAACCCATTTACACTAGATAGATGGCAAGCCTTTGGTGCGCCGGGAGCAAAATACACAGTCCAACAAAATGCTGGGTCTGTAACTCCACCAGTAGGTTTTAGCAAGTATTTGGGAGTTACCTCATCTTCTGCGTATACAGTTACATCAGGAGATTATTTCTTTTTAACGCAACATATTGAAGGCTTTAATGTTGCAGACCTTAATTTTGGTTCTGCTAATGCTTCAACAGTTACTTTATCATTCTGGGTTCGCTCAAGTTTAACTGGTACTTTTGGTGGTTCTCTAGCAAACGGCACACCAAATAGAAGTTTCCCCTTCACATACACAATTTCTGTTGCAAACACATTTGAATATAAAACAATAACTATTGCTGGGGATACAACGGGAACTTGGGCTACTGGAAATACATCAGGCTTAGAAGTTAATTTTGGTTATGGTGTTGGCTCAGGATTAAGTGGGACTGCTAATGGAACATGGCAGGCTGGTGATTATCGTTCCGCAACTGGAACTACATCAGTCGTAGGAACAAACGGTGCAACCTTCTACATCACAGGTGTGCAACTAGAAGCAGGGACAACAGCATCCCCATTTGAGTATCGTCAGTATGGTACGGAGTTGGCTTTGTGTCAGAGGTATTTACCAGCAGTTCCAAGTATTCCTGTTGGGCAAACATTTGCCGTTGGAATGTGTATCTCTACTACCGCAGGATATGGTTTTATTCCGCTACCGGTTACTGCAAGAGTTCCACCAACAGGGGTTACTTTTACTAGCGGTAATACTGCGGTTTATAACTCTAGCGGTACTGCAGTTGGTTTAGGTTCTATTGGTTTTTCTACTGCAACCACACAAACAGCAACATTAAGTTTTGGGGGGTCTGGGTTGACTGCTGGAAATGCAACTTTCATGCTTTGTAACAACACGGCTACTGGATTTCATTTGACAGGATGTGAATTATGATAAATCAATTAAGAGATTTTACTGGTTGGAAATATTATAAAGATATAGTAACTAATCAAAATATTGGTATTTGTATTGTTTACCCTGATGGAAAACAATCGGCAATTTTATTAATAGACCCCGATGTAGCTAAGTGGCTTGAGGCTGGCAACACACCAGAACCCGCAGAGGAGAACCAATAATGGCTTTAACGCAAGTAGCCTCTGGGCTAATAGCATCTGTAGCGGCTTCAACGCTTACAGGAACACAAACCATCCCAAGGGGTACATTGCCTACGGGGTCTGTGTTGCAAGTGGTTAGTGCAACTACAACATCAACAACAACTAATACAACTTCAACCCCTGCCGATGTTACAGGACTTACCGCTACTATTACACCGTCTTCATCTTCTAGCAAAGTGCTTGTAATGGTTGCAACTCAGTGGCAATTATTTAGGTCGGCAATTGAAGTTGCTGGATATTTAATAGTTTTACGAGGCGCAACAACTATTTTTAACCAAAGCGCAAACTCTTTGGGGATGGAAGCTGGATTAAGTACAGGTTCTAGAATTTATCTTACTGGATGGTATGCGCCAAGCATTGTTGATTCTCCAGCAACTACGTCAGCAACTACATACAAAGTACAACTGTCTTGTGTAAGTACTGGCAGTAGCGGAAGTATTACTGTTAATAATCAAGGTAACAATACACAAACATCTTCAATTATTTTGATGGAGATAGCGGCATGAAAAAAATTGACGCAATTCTTGCAATACATACTAATATTGCTGTTATTCGTGATAACGATGCTTTTGATATTGATGGCAACCCCGTTACCTATAACGAAACAGCGATTCAAGCCTACATAGATGCTCATGCTTACATAGCCAAACGCCAAGCGGAATATCCTCCTATGACTGACTATTTGGATGGTATAGCCAAAGGTGACCAAGCACAGATTAACAAATACATAGCCGACTGCAACGCTGTTAAGGCAAAATACCCCAAAGGATAAACTATGTCAAGTACCTATTCAACCAACCTAGCCATTGAACTCATGGGCGCTGGCGAACAAGCTGGTAACTGGGGTTCCACGACCAACACCAACCTCGGCACTTTGATTGAACAGGCCATATCAGGTTATGTAACCTACTCATGCACAGGCGGTACAGACACGCTTACTATGTCTAACGGGGCAGACGCTACCGCTAGAAATATGTCCTTGGAGTTGACGGGGCTAGGTGGGGGCACACTGGTTGTGCCAGCTAATAAGAAGCTGTACTTCATCTATAACTCTAATGCGCTTGCCGTCACAGTCAAAGTAACTGGGCAGACGGGCGTATCAGTCCCAGCCGGAGCAAGAATGGGTTTAGTCTGTAATGGCACAGACGTTGTCCAAGCAGTTAATAACTTTGCCTCTCCCACATTTACAGGAGTACCCGTTGCGCCGACTGCATCACCCGGAACAAACACAACACAGATTGCTACAACCGCTTTTGTAACGACAGGACTTCAAGCGGCGTATCCTGTCGGGTCTATCTATTTGGGTACGCTTAGTACTAACCCTAATACTTTGTTTGGTTTCGGTACATGGGTAGCGTTCGGTTCTGGTCGGATGTTAATTAGCCAAGATGCTACTTACCCTGCTGGCACAACAGGTGGTGCGGCAACAACAACACTAATTACCGCAAACTTACCAAGCCACACCCATACATTTAGTGCCACAACAGGTGCGATGAACTCAAACACATCGCATACACATCAAATTGGTTCTAGAGACTCTACTGCAAATAACGGTGGTGACCCAAACCAAGAGTTTGTAAACGACTTTGGCACTGGAAACGGGCCTGCCGCAACTACAAGTAGTGTAAATATTGACCACACGCACAACGTATCTGGCACAACGGGCGGCACAGGTTCTGGTACAGCGGCAACCACAATCTCGCCATATATCTCTGTCTATATGTGGAATCGCACTGCCTAAAATGTGGACCCCTTCTCTCTCCTCCTTGCTGCTCAAGCAGCCGTTGGCTTTATCAAAGCAGGATGCAACATGCTCCACGATGGACGCATGGAGTTGGAAGGTGCCAAGAAAACTGTCGAGGGAGTCATCAGCGATGTTAAGGCTATCAAAGGCATATTTGACTGGTTCATTGGACTGTTTAAACGAGCCGAGCCAAACACCCCGTCCAAGCCTGTGGCGCAAAAGAAAGCCGCCGCAAAGAAGCAGTCTTACGAAGACCTTGAACTCAAACTCATCAGCGAGATTGGGGCAAACCTCGGCGTTCTCTTTGACACGCAGCAATCAATCAATAACTACTACATTGAGTTAGAAGAGACAAGTAAGACCAACTACGACCCAACGCAAAACACCAGTCAAAAGGCAATTGAGCGGGCATTGATTGAGTTGCAGATGGAGAAGTTGATGGAGCAGACCAGAGAGGCAATGGTCTATGCCCCGCCAGA